TGGACGGACGATATTGACGAAGTTCAAAATAAAGCAAAATCACTTAAAGATACCTTAACAAGCCTGCAAGACGGAAGTATTTCGGATAGTGATTTGGTCGAACTGTTTAAATCATATCCTGACCTAGCTAAATTCTCAGGCAATACGGAAAAGCTGACAGAAGAAGTTAAGAAACTGATAAGACAAAACCCTAAAGAATTAATAAACAGATTAAAAGAACTATCAAACAGTTTGCCGAATGGCAATGATAAGGCTAATGTGGAGGGTCTTATTTCAAGCCTTGAAAAACTCGGAGAGGTAGCTTCTTCTATTTCTGAAGTCAAACTGTCTGTAGATGATATTGAGAAAATTTATGAGGAAACGTTTGATGACCTTATAGATAAAGCCGAGGACGAGAAAGATGTTCTCGAAGAGCAAAAGAATATTCTTACAGAACAAAAAAACCAACTTGACGATATTATTTCTCAGTACGAAACTGTTGCAAACACAGTGGAGTCTTATATTGACGAACAGAAATCAGCTATTGAGGACAGATATAATGCTGAAATTGATGCCATTAAAGCCGTTAATGAAGAAAAACAAGATACTATTGACTTACAGGAGAAGTTAAATAATCTTGAAAATGCTAAAAAGAAAAAGGTAAATGTTTATTCTGAGGCTAGTGGTTGGCACTTAGAAACCAATACCGAGGAAGTAAACAAAGCACAACAGGAATATGAACAGGCTAGTGCTGATAAACGTGTATCTGACCTTGAAAAACAGCGTGATAAGGAAACTTCACTATGGGATAAGTATAAACAACAGTGGCAAGACCTTATAAATAGTTCTACTGATACAGAAAATGAACAGCTTGCTAAAGATATTTTAGGTGTTAATTGGACGGATAAGATAGCACAGCAAGACACGAATATTCTTAATGACTTTGCGAGCAAATATCAATCTTATCGTTCTCAACTTTCAGATCAGGTTGAAAAGGAAATTGAGAGCGTTGACAAAGAGATAACGGCTAAAAGCAAAGAAATTGAGGCATACAAGAAAGAAAAAGAAGCTTTATCGAAGTATGTTACAGATATTACGAATAAGAACAAAGACTATATAAAACAGTTGACAAACGTTTCTGAAAAAGAAATGCAAACTATGGAAGGTAGGACTAAGTTCTTAGAGGATTGTAAAAAACGTGCTAGGGAAGCTCTTGACTATTCTGATATTTCTGTTGAGGGTGCTAAATCGAATGGCTTGTATCTTGTTCAATATGACGGTGAAACTGTTGGAACAGGGCTTGATGAAGCACAAGCAGAACAGTTAAAATCTGAACTGTACGGCAAAATGGTTTCATCAGAACTCTTGGCTAATCCTATGCTTGGTAAGAACAAGGGTGCATTAACAGCTATTCTTAACGCTTTAAAGAGTAAGTTTAACATTATTAAGCCATATCGTTCAGGCGGTATTGATGATTATACAGGGCTTGCTCAACTTCATGGAAAGCCAAATGCAGTTGAAACTATCTTCAATTCAGAGCAAGGCAGAAAGCTATATAATCTTGTAGCTAATACAGACAACCTTGTCAATTATATTGGAGATAAGATTTATAACGGCATAACAGATTTGGTAAGGACAAAAATGTCCTCACCAAACAATATTCAAAATAGAAATGACACAAACAATAAGACTATTGTATTCCAGATTGATACTGTCAATACAACAGACGGCACAACATTCTTAGAGCAGATGAACGCTTATCTGCAACAGGCTGATTTGGATAGAATAGTCGGTAAAAATTATTAAATAAACACAAAAGTAATAAAGAGCCATTAATTATTTAGTGGCTCTTATCTTTTGGAAAACAAGAGAGGTGACAAAAATGATTATGACTCCTACATTGGTATTTCCTGATGATGAGGTTGTAAAGATAGATAAACATAAGGACGTAAATGGTGAATATGATCGTGCGCCACATTTCAGTTATCAGTTTAATTGTACGGCAGGCTCGGCTATGCGTTGGGCATTGTGCGAGTACACAAACCTTAAAACAGGCGAAGTTAATCACTCTTATTTTCCAAAGGGTGGTGACATAAACGCCTTTTACAATGGTGATAAAGTCGGTGTTAATGAACTGGTTTTTAATGACATTGCAGAGAACGGTCATGATTACCAATATCAATACATTCTTTTTCAAACAGACCCTACAACCATAGCTGATGATACTCAATATGGAGATGGTGTTGGTTTGTACGATATGTATTTCTGCCGTGGAAAAGTTCAGAGAGCAGGTTCTTCAACATCATTTTATATAAATAAGGAAATAGGCAATTTGAAAGACGCTTATTATTATGAACGTGCTGACGGTTCAAATTACCTAGTTGGTGGTGCATACATGGAGATAGGCGAGGAACGTAGGTTTATTGAAAAGTATGACTACAAAACAGGCATGGTTACATTGAAATCTGCTTTTACAAATACACCAACAGTAGGCACTGAATTTAGGATATTTACTAATTACTTTATAGATAAACCGCATTATGTAAAATGCAGAAATGACCCTGGTTGTATTGTGACGGCTGAAGTAAATGAAAACAATTCTACTAGACCAATACATTGTGAAACAACGTACACTCACCCTAATCATGTCGGCTTGAAATATTATAAGTATTATTTGTATCAGATAATTAATTCAAATGTAGTCTATGACGGAACTATTCAGGACAGCACAAATGATACAACGCAGGTCAATCTTGGTAAAAGTATAGGTGAAAATATAGTAAATAAGTGTATTACTATAGAGGTAGAGCCTAGTGGAACAGAGGGTCATGTTACCGAGGGTATTAATGGTTTTATTTCTAACTACAATACCGCTACTGGAATGGCTATAATTTATTGCCCTGCAAATACTCAGTTTGTGAAAGGTGCAAAATTTACTGTTTATAGTGAAACACAGAAATTGATTGGCGAGAGTCCTGCAATTTATAATTTCAGACTCGACTATGATTTCTATGCTATGCAGGCAGGAAATTCGTATTGTGTTGTTAGTGAGATTATGACACTTGACGATAAAATGTATCATTTTAGCAAAAGAGTATCGTTCCAAGGCAACGAGTTAGGTGATTTAGTAAACAACTTTAATTGTCTAATAATTAATAATCGTATAGCAATGCTGTCATGGAATACAACTCTTAGTGGTACTGCAAAGATTTTTAGACGTAATGTAAATGAAGAAGATTATGTTTTTCTTGGTACTACTAATACAAAGAGCTTCTTTGACACAACAGTTGGCAATAAGCAGACTTATGAATATTATGTTTGTTACGGAGATTACAAACCATATAAATCAGAGCAAGTATCGGTAAACAAGGACGGTTGGTTTATATACTCTTTAACCGATTTGGGTACAAAATATAACAAAAAGTATTATGCTATTTCTGAGTGTTGGGAGTTTATAACAGGTATGACCGATAATGATATTACATCAAATATTGGTCTTGCGGTACACACAGGAACAGGTATTAAGCCAAAAACAACTAGAACAGTAACAGATTATGAGAGTGGTTCTTTCTCTGCTGATCTTTTAACAATTAATTGCCCTGATGGGCAAATAGTCGATAATATTGACAGAGTAAAAGCATGGACTAAATTTATTAAAGGCAAGAATGATTTTATGTTAAAATCTCATAAGGGCGATGTTTGGATTATAAATATCTCAGATAACCCTACTAGAATTTATGATAGCACAAGTGTATTAGGGCTGACTAATATTAAGTATGATTGGATTGAAGTTGAAGATATAAATGATGTAATAATTATTAGATAGGAGGTAGGAAAGTATTATGGATTATTATAATAAAATAGACAATGCTTATCTTGCCGAGTTACATAAACCAATGCGAAAAATGTATGTCAAAATGGAAATTTTATCACACTATGAAGGTGCTATTGGCGAAATAACAAGTGACCTATCTTCTACAGATGGTTCAATAACAATTAATAAAGAGCAAGGCTGCCGTAGGTCTTGCTCTTTATCTATTATTGATAGAAGCGGTAAATATATACCTCAAAAAAATAGCTCATTTTGGTACAATCGAAAATTCAAAATTTTCATCGGCTTGCAAGTTGATGAGAATATTTATTGGTTTCCGCAAGGTGTTTTTGTTACAAAGTCAGCAAACTCTAATGGTAGACGATTAAATGTTGAGGGTGTTGATAAATATGGTTTTCTTGACGGAACATTAAATGCCAGAATGTGTCTTGTCGAGTATCAGGCTAGTGTAACCAATTCTAAAAAAGGAACGAATATTGCGACTTTAATTAAGGACACGCTTATGCTTGATTTGGGTAACAATATACCTCTTGACCCTGTTGAGCCGATTATTGACCCTATATTTTATAATGTAACTTTGTATGACGATATTGTAGTTGATGAGGGTGGTTACCTTGGTGAGATTTTCGACAAGATTGCTGAAATGTATGGTGCTAATATCTATTACGATGTCAACGGCAGATTGAGAATGGAAAGAGTTTTCAACTATAACTTACCTTCTTGGTATCGTCATTTATCACCTCAATTTGAATTGAGTGAAACCGAAATTACAGAAACGGATATTAATTATACTTATAATTATGACGGTGTAAACATTATTACAGTTACAACAGACAATACAAGTGGTAAAATTTATTCGTACACAGCTAAAAATGAAAACCCACAATCACCTGTAAATATAAATGCTGTTGGCTATAAGGGTTTGGACGGTGGCACTTATTATATACCCCTAGGAGATACAAGTGAAGAAAGCGGAGAGGAAAAGTGTAGGCAACAAGCCGAATATATGTTATTACAACATACTTGTATGAGTACAGGTATAAGTTATAATCTACCGATCACTCCACATCTGAATGTTGATAATACCGTTAGGGTTAGTAACGATTATTATAATTTTGACAAACAGTTATTTATCGTAAACTCTATTACAATGCCTTTATCGGCTACTGAAATG